AGAGTCGTATGAGACTCCACGGTATGTGACTTGTGCCATTGGCTTACTCCTGAAGTAGTTGGATTTTTAGGCCCCGTTCCTTCAGTCATGTGCGTCCTCTAGAAAACATCCTGGTTCGGTACTATCTGCCACAACCTGAATGAGTTCAGATTTTGGTGTGTCAGTATGCTGCTTATGAATCTGGTTAACCAAACCCGTAGCATACTCACACGTAAGAAGTGTACTTAATAGAACTTCCATGAGGATGAACGCTCCGTTCCGTGACTTACTTGCAACCCCGTCGAAGGGGGTCGAACGATTGTGTTAATAATAACACAGTTATATTATATAGTCAAGTAGTAATGTAACAATTGATACACTTTTATATTAATTTAAGATTCTATCCCTTATACCTGCTGCATGTCTGTTAGCTCTGGTTAATTTATACACCCATACCCTCTCCAAGAGAGTAACTTTGCGTCCCAGTTTCATCCTGCAACAGATTTCAGACAGTCGCAACCTTGAGTCCTTGCTTAACATGTTGTATTGCCTCTGGTAAAATTGCGTACTCTTTTCTTTGAATTGCTTTAGTTAATGATTCTACAGTATCATCTGGTAATATAGAAACCTCACCTTGCATAATTATCTCTCCACCATCCAATTCTTCATTGACATAGTGAACAGTGCATCCAGTAACAGTCTCACCTGCCTCCATTGCTCTCTCTACTACATTCAATCCTTTATACTTTGGTAGTAATGATGGATGAACATTGATGATAGGACAATGAAATGCAGATGGTTTCTTTAATACTCTCATATAACCAGCAAGAATAATAAGATCTACATTCCATGCCCTAAACATTTCTATCATTCTGTCTTCATCTTTGTGAGGTATCCTTACATGAGGAATACCAAACTTTGCTGCTCTTGCAACAGCACCACACTTTTTGGTGTTGTGTATCATTAACACAACTTCATGTTTATTGCATATAGGATTGGTAACTATGTTCTCGAAGTTGGTTCCGTTGCCAGAACACATAACACCTAATCTCATTGGCTCCAGTCTTGGTAAGGTGGTTCGGGTTCATTGATACGATGACTAAATGCATCAGTATCAAAGTATGATGGAGGTAATGGTTTTACATCATCATATGCTCCTGCTAACTTCTTCTTATGTTCTCTCTCATCCAGTACTTCATTGATAAGAATTTTCAACTCCTTAACCATTTCAGGAGTGTGTAACCTACGAGGATATATCATCATAGGTTTATGTGGTTGTGCCTTACCCTTACCTTTGTAATTAGGATCAACAGGTCCACTCATTCCTTGAGTATCAATCTTACTCATAACTCATAATGGTTTTCCATATTTATCAAGTAACTTTACCTGATTTAAATTAGACTTCTCTTTCTTCTTGAGTTTCTTATATTCTCTAATGAGTTTATCAACTTCATCATTGGATACCTTAACCTTAAGTTTTTCATTACCATGTTTGGTAATACCAAAACCCTCAGCAGCAGACTTCTCTGTGTCANCTATGTAATCATTAATCCCTTCTTGGATTTCATCACGGATGAGAGCATCAATCTGTGCTCGTAACATCTCATCACCCTCTTTATTCTTGCTCATCAGGTTCCTCCTTGAATGGTGACTCTTCTTTAAGTCCAGCATTATACAGACATTCATCCAAGAACATCTGTGCTATTTCATCTTCAGTCATTATTCCTCTTCTGGTTTCCTCCTTCTCTTTTTTCTCTTCTTGGGTTGTGGTGCTTCAACATTCCAACGATTAGGAGCAACCATTCCTTTAGACTGTTCCATGCCTATAAAATTCTTCTGATAATTATCATAGTAATAATCAAACAATTCAGAAGTCTTATCTGCCATTGCAATATCATATTGAATAATATCATCAACCTTATACCATGTTAGGTATGCATTGTAAGGGAGTTTAGTATTATTATCTTCATCAGGTTTGCAGTTCTGATGAATGATTGATATGGTGGGAGTGTAATTGGTATTCAATTTACAACTCCTACTTGATACTTAGTGCCTCCTCTACCACCCCATTGGATATCCTGATAGGCTTCAGCAATTAGTTCTTGTGATAATGAAGGATACTTTGCTACAAGTCTTTGATCTTTTACAAGACAAAGTATCTCTGCTTCAGCAGGTAATAAAGTCTCAAGGATTTGTATAAAGATTGCTTCTCTACGAGTCTTAGAGAGCGAATCATTACCTCCTTGTATAAAGTTATAGAAATGACGCTGCTCCTGCCTTAGAGACGTATGCTCAGTCCCTGCAGGGGCATCATTCTCTTTATAAGGAACCTCACCTTCTGGTAAAGCAGAACAAACAGTGTCATCAAAATTCCATATCATAAGAGACACTAAGGCATCGTTACGATACTCTTGTAGAAGTTCAATCTTCTTCTGCCTACCTCTAGTCTTGTTAACCAAGTCAAGGATTTCAGATTGGAAAGGATTAGGTGGGAGTTTTACTTGAGGAAGTGGTTTCTTTGCTTTAGTTGTCCTCTTCTTCCTCTTCGATCCACTCGCTAGAGTTTCCTTCTCCGAACTCTCCCCCTGTCCAAGTGCTGCTGATGTTGTCGCCATGTTCAAATCGTAGTGCTAAAATTTCGTCGGGAATAACATTCCCATGTTGATCATACATCTCAGGATGTAAGTTGTCACGGTGATAAGGATTAGATTTAATAGCATGTGAATGTGCTAACCATCCTATCCCAAAACCAACTAATAAAGAAAGTATACTACTTATAGTAGCAAAAGTCAAGGTGACTATAAGAGTCTCGTTCATCATCCTCCTCTGAGTTATGGTGGATTCCTTTTAATGTCTAAGGAAAATTCAATGTAGATGTGAATCTCTCTTTTGAAGAAAGAAACCATCTGTCCAAAAATAAATTGAAATGACTTTGGTTCCCTCCTTTTCTTGACAGGTTTTTTGTTGCGGAGCATTAACTCCACGCCTTTATTTATTTCTAATTTAGGCTTTTTTTCTGCCTGGTTTCCTGTCGTGTTCATAACGTAATGCGTCCTCCATCATACCATAAAGATACTTTCTAATTTTACGTGCCTTTGGTTTAGGTATGTGTCCATAGGACTCACGTAATTGTTGGTGCTCACTGTCACGTCCTCCTTTAATGTATTCGTCTAATTGATAAACAGTATCACTAATTTCCTTAGCAACACTGCTATGAATAAACTCAGTCATGTCTGAACGCTTTAGTTTTAATCCCTTAGCGAACTGATAAAGATTTAAAACATAACGATCATTTTCAAAGACTTCATCTATTGCTTTATCTACAGCAATGTAAATGTCCATTAGTTTTCTAGATGTTTTTGCTCACGTAAAAATTTAATAGTCTCAGTACATCCACCAATCTTATCCCCATTAAATGTTACCTGAGGAAATGTTGCTCCTTCACCATACTCCTTATAGAAAGCTTCTTTGGTGAAATTTTCTCCCAACTTATACACAACATGTTTTAATTCCGTAAACTGTAATAACTGTACCACCTTATCACAATAAGGGCAACCGTCTTTAGAGTAGACTGTAAAATTTTCTAGTTGTGACATGTTATTTGCGTAGGGTTTGTAAATAAACTAATACTGTTTCTCTCACTTCCATAAGTTCATTAAAACATTTCTGGTTATGAGCACAAGCACGTAAGGTGTTGTCAGGTTTATGTACGGATTCGATATACAAATCCAATCCTCGGTTCCATTTCTGATCTTTGGATTCATTATCAGTAATGGCGTTCTGATCCTTCATAGATTAATAATGTTACAAATGTTATGTATAATTAGTGAGGATTATAGAGTCCCAAATAATAGACAAACAAACATATGGTAATAACCATAGCAAGTCCAACGAAGTAAACCATAATAAATTTAGAACTTCTCTCAGAGTATAACACTACCAATCAGGATATGTCCACTCCCCGACATCAATTTTTTTCCGAGTTGAAACAATTCTTCTTATTGTACACACTTTACATTCATAGGAATAAGAAGATGGAAGAGTCTTTCTATCCTTTCTTGTCCTATAAAAACCATCTATTAAATTTTTTACCTCTCCACATTTCTTACACTTCCTATCTTGAAGCAGGAGGTGTCCTAATGATACCTGCTCATCTATTTCCATATAAAAAAAGGATCCTAACATAGTTAGGACCCTTTAGTGATAGGTTCCTGTCGCCGCTAACCCTGAACCTATCAAAGGGGGTTACCGCAGTCCAGGTAGCGAACCACAGACTGATATATTATAGCACTAACCGATGGATGGTGCAACTAATGCAACTTCACTAGTCTCAGCAGCAGCCAAGTCTAGAGGGAAGTTGTGAGCATTACGCTCGTGCATTACTTCCATACCAAGGTTTGCTCTGTTAAGAACGTCACCCCAAGTAGGAACAACCTTACCTGATGCATCAACAACTGATTGGTTGAAGTTGAATCCATTTAGGTTGAATGCCATTGTGCAGATACCCATTGAGGTTAACCATACACAGATCACAGGCCATGAGGCAAGGAAGAAGTGTAGTGAACGTGAGTTGTTGAATGATGCATACTGGAAGATTAATCTACCGAAGTATCCATGAGCAGCAACAATGTTATATGTCTCTTCTTCTTGTCCGAACTTGTATCCGTAGTTCTGTGAGTCAAGTCCAGTTGTCTCTCTGATTAGAGAAGATGTAACAAGTGAACCATGCATCGCAGAGAACAAAGCACCACCAAACATACCAGCAACTCCAGCCATGTGGAATGGATGCATTAGTATGTTATGTTCTGCTTGGAACACGAACATGAAGTTGAACGTACCACTTATACCTAAAGGCATTCCATCAGAGAAAGAACCCTGACCAAATGGATAGACTAGGAACACAGCGAATGCTGCTGAAACTGGTGCAGAATATGCAACACAGATCCAAGGACGCATACCTAAACGGTATGATAGTTCCCAC